ACTTTTGAATTTGAAGACAGCGATATTCTTGTTGAGTTTGAGCCTGATTTTGACATCGACATCAATTTTTGCGACATCGAAAAAGTACAGTGGTCATTTCACAACGGAAGCCATTCGGGAATTGTGGCAAGTATGCTCCGTTGCACACCAGAGCATGAATACGCCACAGCATATATATTTCCAACTGTGTGATTGTTCGGTTGATGTAATTCGCACCTCATTTGAAAATAAAAGTTCTGTTCAAAATATGACTCCAAGAGAGTCAGCAGAACTAGCAGTGTTAGTAAAATTAAATTGTAACAAATACAGATTTGATGGCAGAGGAACTAAGTAAGTTAGAGGACATTGAAAGACAGATAGCAGCAGCAAAAAGGCAGAAGCTGGCACTTGAATGCAAGACTGATTTTCTCAAGTTTGTTAAGTTTACAATGCCAAAGGTTAATGACCCTAACAACATCGAGAAGTCAACATTTGAAGATGCAAAACACCACAGAGCAATTGCTAAAGCATTAGAACAGGTAGCGAAGGGCAAGATAAAACGACTGATAGTAACGCTACCGCCTAGGCATGGTAAATCGGAAATGATCTCAAGGAGATTTATCCCTTGGCTCATGGGCAAAGACCCTTATAAAAGTATCATATTTGCTACTTATAATGAAGATTTCGCACAAGATTTCGGAGCTGATTGCAGAAGTATCATGGCAGCTCCACAGTTTGGTCAAGTATTTCCAGGGTTTGCCTTTAGACAAGGAGGGGCTTCAAAATCTCGTATACAGACTGAAAATGGCGGTATGTCAGTTTTTGTCGGCAGGGGGGGGAGTATTACTGGGCGTGGTGGCGATGTTCTTGTTGTGGACGATCCTATTAAAGACTCTATTGAAGCTCAGTCTCCAACGCTTCGTGAAACGCTTTGGTCATGGTTCACGCAGGTTTTTATGACTCGGCTGATGACTGAGAGGTCAAAAGTCGTGATAGTAACTACTCGCTGGCATGAAGATGATTTAGTAGGGAGATTAACTGATTCTAGTAATCCTCATTTTACTCAAGAGGAGTGTTCTAAATGGAAAATCATCAACTTGCCAGCATTTGCAAAGGATGATGATCCACTAAAGCGAAAGGAGGGTGAGGTACTCTGGCCTGAGAGATTCAACAAGGATTTCTTGGAAGCACAAAGGAATTTAGACCCAAGGGGTTTTTCTGCATTATACCAGCAACAGCCAAGCCCGGAAGATGGGGATTTGTTTCAGCGAGAGAATATTCAGTATTATGAAAAACGTAATTTACCAAAGAATTTAAAAATCTACGCTGCTTCTGATCATGCTGTTGGAATTGATAAATCAAGACACGATTTAACCTGTCTTTTAGTTGTTGGAGTTGATGAGGAAGACGATATTTATTTATTAGATTGTTATTGGGCAAGACAACCCACGGACGTTGTAGTTAAGGCAATGCTAGGATTTATGTCAAAGCATAAGCCGTTGATTTGGTGGGCAGAAAAAGGACATATATCAAAATCAATTGCGCCATTCCTGCGAAAAAGAATGTTTGAGACAAAAACGCATTGCAGGATAGAAGAAGTTACTCCAGTTGCAAATAAAGTGCAGAGGTCACAAAGCATGATTGGTAGGATGGCAATGAAAAAAGTTTATTTCCCAAAGGTTTCATCATGGGGGCAAAAAGCAGTAGATGAACTACTGAAGTTCCCTAACGCAAGACATGATGATTTTGTTGATACACTAAGTTGGATTGGGATGGGATTGGGTGATTTAAGATCACCACATGGCGTAAGAATAAATAATAATTTCCCAAAAACAGGCACGATGGCTTGGATCAAATGGGATTCACAAATAAGACAAAAAGAACTATCACTTTCACAAACTAGCGGATGGTAAATGGAAATAGAAATTGAACAGGCAATGTCTGTAGAAGCAGTTGAGGAAGAAGAAAAAGAGATTTCTGAAAGAAGGAAAGCTCTAGTTTCTCAACTTACAGGAAGAGTAAAGTCTGCAAAACAATATCACAAAAAAGCATTTGACCAGATGCGTAAAGATATGGAGGCCGTTTTTCGGGGGTATGCAGATAAGGGCTGGAACGATGAAAGTTATGTTGCAAATATCCTGCATCGTCATGTTCACCAGAGGACTGCTGCCCTGTACAGCAAGAACCCCAAATGTGTTGCTTCCAGACGTAAACGCTTAGATTATAAATTTTGGGATGGTGATGAAAAATCGTTAGCAGAAGCATATTCAAAAATGCAAGCTGCTGCACTGTCTCAGATGCCACCAAATCCGCAGGATATGCAGATAATACAGGATTATGAGTCTGTACAACAGGGCAGGAAAATGCTGGATAAGGTTGCCGAAAGTCTTGAGCTGTTATTCAGTTATTACATGGATGAGCAACAGCCAACTTTTAAGAGCCAGATGAAATCTCTGGTTAGGCGAGTAATTACAACATCTGTAGGATTTGTCAAAGTTGGATTTCAAAGAGAAATGGATCGGCTACCAGAAGTCTCAGCTAAAATGTCTGATGTTCAAGCGCAAATTGATCATATACGAAGGCTAACTCAGGAAGCAAGAAAGGGGGATATTACTGAAGTTGATGCTCAAATGGAGGAACTACTTCTTAGTATGGATTCATTACAAAATGAGCCTTTAGTAACAATTCAGGAAGGTTTAGTATTTGATTTTCCTGAATGTGACTCAATAATTGTAGACCCTATGTGTAGACAGCTTCGAGGATTTTTGGGAGCAACTTGGGTGGCACATGAATTATTTTTAAGTCCTGAAGAAGTGAAAGAAATTTATGATGTAGATATCCAAGAGAATTATCTCCAGTACGATATTAAAGGTAAAGAAATGTCTACAAGAGCAAATTTTAAATATCGTACAGAGCTTTTTGATGAAATGACCGCAGAGAATATGCGAGAAGGTCTTGCTTTAGTCTGGGAAATTTACGATAAAAACTCTGGTCTTAGGTATGTTGTATGTGATGGACACGAAGATTTTCTGGAAGAGCCTGAAGCTCCTCCTGTTAAATTGGAAACCTTCTGGCCTTTTTTCTCACTTACGTTTAATGAAATAGAACACAAAGATCATTTATATCCACCTTCTGACATAAAACTTTTGTTGCCGATGCAGCATGAGTACAATCGTGCAAGACAAGGGTTAAGAGAACATAGACGAGCAAACAGACCGAAATATGCTGCTCCAGCAGGGATGCTTGAAGAGGAAGATAAGCAAAAGTTACGTGATCCTCCAGCCAATGCAGTATTAGAATTACAAGCTTTATCGGCTGGTCAAAAAGTGGATGACGTTCTGCAACCAATACGACAGATAGGTATTGATCCAAATCTGTATGAAGTGAGAACTATATTTGATGATGTCCAGTTGGTCGTGGGTCAACAGGAGGCTAATTTTGGTCAGGTATCGAAAGGCACTGCAACTGAAACTAGCATCGCTGAATCGAGCAGGATGAGTGCCATAGGTGCTAATATTGACGATCTCGACTCTTTTATGAGCGAAATAACCCGGGCCGCTGGACAAGTCTTACTCCTAGAAATGTCTAAAGAAGAAGTGATAGCAATTTGTGGCCCCGGTGCAGTTTGGCCTGAGTTTAAGAGAGAAGATGTCTTAAACGAAATATATTTACAGATTGAAGCAGGAAGTACGGGCAAACCAAACAAAGCTATGGAACTGCAAAACATAGAAAGGATCATTCCATTCTTGATCCAGATTCCGGGTATTGATCCGAAGTTTCTTGGCAAAGAGTTGCTAAAAAGATTGGATGACAAAATGGATTTAACAGAAGCAATTATAGATAAGTTGCCCTCAATCGTTGCTCAAAATATGATGCAAGGTGCGAAGGCTCAAGCGCAGGGTAGAGGGGGCAACGCTCCTGAAGCGCAAGGTGGACAGGGGGGCAATAATGCTCCGCTACCAAAACCCCCCGGTGGTGGTAAACCACAAGCCGGGATTAATGTTTAACAATTAACCAAAGGACGTATTATGGCAGAAGAAGAGCCACAGGAAACGGAATCGTCCCCCGTTTCTGAAGAAGTTGTTACAGACGAGTCTACCACAGAAGTTGCGGAAGACACGGCATCCCCGTCAGATGCCACGGAAGTTGAAGCAGAAACCACACAAACTTTAGAGGATGTAGTGCAAGATGCACTTGGCCCTTTAGAGGAAAATATTATTGCGGAAGAAGCGGAAACTACT